ATCAGCACAGGTTACGTTCCACGTCCACTGCAAGCAAAGCTTCACCGCGAGCTAAAGCGGTTTAACGTAATTTGCTGCCACAGAAGATTCGGGAAGACTGTATTTGTAATCAACGAACTTATTGACCGGGCACTTCGCAACAATTTGAAAAACCCTCAGTATGCGTACTTTGCACCGTACTACGGGCAAGCAAAGCGCGTAGCGTGGGACATGGTAAAGGAATATACCAAAAATATTCCTGGGGTTACGTACAATGAGCAAGAGTTACGATGTGACATTCCACGAGCTGGTAGTGGCGACCGTGTCCGCATTATTCTGCTGGGTTCTGATAATCCTGGTGCTATTCGCGGCATGTACTTTGACGGAGTTGTGCTTGATGAGTTTGCGGAGATGGATCCAACTGTATGGTCCCAAGTCATCCGACCGGCCCTCGCCGACCGACTCGGATTCGCAATCTTCATAGGAACGCCTAAAGGTACGAATCATTTCTTTGATATATTTAAATTTGCCAAGGCATCTACTGATGGACAGTGGTATGTGTCTTTGTTTAAGGCGTCGGAGACCGGGATTATTCCGGAGACAGAGTTAATTGGAGCCCGGGCCTCTGGTATGACGGAGGAAGAGTACGAGCAGGAGTTTGAGTGTTCGTTCACGGCGGCTTTGGTGGGTGCGTACTACGGGAAGTACATTTCGGACTTGGAGAAGAAGGGTCAGATTTGTGATTTCCCAATCGAGAACGACCTGCCAGTGGACACTTTCTGGGATCTTGGTATTAGCGACGCGATGTCTATTTGGTTTCTGCAGCGGGTGGGGAAAGAGATCCATTTGGTTGACTATATGGAAGATGCCAACAAAGGTTTGGAGCATTACGTACGAGCGCTTAAGGCTAAGCCCTATATCTATAACGAGCTTATATTGCCACATGACGGCGGAGCCCGGGAGCTGGGCACTGGCCGGACTCGGCAGGAGACGCTTCAGAAGCTGTGGCCAGGATCCAGGATCACCGTAGCTGCGAAGCAGAGTATTGGCGACGGTATTACGGCCACAAGGTTTTTGCTTCCCAAATGCTGGTTTCATGCGACCAACTGTGCTGAGGGGATTGATGCTTTAAAGAATTACCAGCAGGAGTGGGATCCAAAGAACAAGATGTACAAGGATAAGCCTAAGCATGACTGGGCTTCGCATGGAGCGGATGCTTTTCGGCTTTTGGCCATGCAGTATAGGCCTAAGGCGTTTGAGAAGAATGTTGAGTATCCGAGAGAGTCCGATAATGTTTATGATCTATTTGGGAGTAGTAAATTATGAGCGATGCTGAGGTTGGTGGACGGAAAGTAATTGATCCTGCAGGTATATTTAGTAACGGGCAGTTTCAGTCTGTGGAGAAAAACCCAGAGCAGTTTTCTCAGCAGCAAAGAGATCCTTTGCTTGCACGGCTTGAGCAGAGCCAGAGCTTGCTTGACCGGGAGACATACCAGGAACTTAAAAGTCAGGTTACTGGGGCTACGAATTTTTCTGGCTTAGCTGGGTTTGAGGATAAGTTGTCGCAGGCTAAGGAAGGCCTTGGTATATTCGGTGTTCGTCGTAAGAACGAGGAGTTTGCCAAAATGATTGGTTCAAAGCCTGGCGTTGCAAGGCAGACCGTTTTGACGAGTGGGCAAAATACCACTGGTGTAGGCTCTTTGGGCTTATTCAAACAACAGGGAAGATAAATGCAGATTCCGTATACGCCAGCGCAGATTATAAAAAAGCTTGAGTCTTTAAAGAGTGATAAGGCTCAGTGGAACACGCACTATCAAGAGATTGCAGATTACATTTGTCCTGTGAAAAACGACTTTGTCGGTAAGCGTATATCAGGCGAGAAGAAGGGCCTGGTACTGGTCGACAATACAGGTGTCATGTGCAATGAGCTTTTGGCAGGTGCCCTGCACTCTATGCTCACAAGTCCTTCGGAGCAGTTCTTTATGCTCACGACTGGAGATGAGGACATTGACGACGAGGATGATGTTCGTAAGTGGCTGCAGAGAACGTCGAAGAAGATCCGGAACGTGCTCAACAATTCTAATTTTCAGACTGAGACGCACGAGATTTACATTGATCAGGGAGCGTTTGGCACGTCGCACTTAACGATTGAGGAAGACGACAATTTGGTATGTCGGTTTTCTGCCAGACCGCTACAGCAGACGCTTTTGGTAGAAGATCACAATGGGACTGTTGTCGAGGTGTATCGCTGCTGGAGTTACACTGCTGAGAAGGCTGTGCTTGAGTTTGGGTTAGAGAATATGCCAGAGAAGATTCAGGATGCCTATCAAAAGGGGCATGATCAGGTTTTTGAGTTTGTACATTGTGTGTATGAGAACAACACTTTTGGCACCAAGGATAGCAAGTTTCGGTTTCCTTGGATTTCTCAGTATATCAATGTGGAGTATAAAAAAGAGGTAAAGCGTGCGGGGTTCTACGAGAAGCCTGCTATTACTCCTAGGTGGAGTAAGCGTACAGGTGAGGTCTACGGTAGATCCCCTGGTATGACGGCTTTGCCAGAGGTGAAGATTTTAAACCTTATGACGGAGACCACGATGCGTGGAGCGCAGAAGGTTGTGGATCCACCGCTGCAGATGCCAGACGACGGCTTTGTTATGCCGCTCGTGACGAGGCCTGCGGGGATAAACTACTACCGTGCTGGTACCCAGGATTTCGTGAAGCCCATATTTAACGATGCGCGGATCGATTTTGGGTTTGAGGCGATGCAGTATAAGACAAAGAAAGTGCGCGAAGCGTTCTACGTCGACCAACTTCGCTTGGAACAAGGTGGACCTCAGAAGACGGCGACTGAGGTTCAGCAGTTGACTGAGGATTCTATGCGTTTCCTGGCACCTATGCTTGCACGGCAGAAGGAAGAATATCTCTCTCCTGTCATTGAGCGGGTTATGGGTATTATGGATCGGCGTCGTATGTTTGACCCTCTTCCTCGCAGGCTTGCGCAGATGCAGAAGGATGGGCAGAAGCTTGATGTTCGTTATTCGTCGCTTGTAGCCCTGTCTCAGCGCATAAATGATGTCAATAACATCATGAGAACATTGCAAGCAGTTGAACCATTCATTAACTTGGATCAGTCTGTTGCAGATAATTTTGATGGTGACCGGATTACAAAGATCATTGCCAGGTCACATAATTATCCGCAAGAGGGTTTGCGTGACGCTAAGGCGATTGAAGGTATTCGTTCTGCCCGTGCGAAGGCGCAACAAGAGATGATAAGTGCTCAACAGGAGCAGATGCAGATGCAGAATGCAGCGACTGCGGCGCAGGCTGTAGGGTCAGTTCAGAAGAAAGGCTAACCTTTGTCCAATACACAGAAGAGCCAGGTCGGTCGCAAGATTGCGACGGCGGCTGATTATCAGAAGGTGTTTAGCACGCTGCAAGGCCAGCGTGTATTGTCCGATCTAGTGTATCGGCACTTAGTGTCTCCCAGGTTTCATCCAGACCCGTATATCAATGCGCATAAGTCAGGTCAGGAAGACACGGTTAAGGAGATTTTGAAAATTTTAAAATTAGACATTGGTTCTATACGGCAACGGATGCTTGAGGAGGATTCAGATGCTTCGGAGACGATATTTGATATTGGACGTAAATAGTGATGCGGGTGGTGGCGGCGGTGGAGTAGCCCCTGCGGCAGGTACCCAGCCTCCAGCGGCAACTTGGAGGGATTCTCTTCCTGATGATATAAAGGGAGAGGCTTGCTTGCAGCCTATTGCCGACATTGGAGCATTGGCAAAGGGGTATGTTCATGCCCAAAAGCTAGTGGGTAGTGACAAGATCTTTGTACCTTCACAGCACGCGACGGACCAAGACTGGCAGCAGGTGTTTCGTAAGCTTGGAGTTCCTGAGAAGGTTGAGGACTACAAGATTGAGCGGCCCAAGGATGCAAGTTTTGACGACGAATTTGTAGGCCAGTTTAAGTCCAAAGCGCATGCTTTTGGTATACTGCCAAAACAGGCACAAAGTTTGGTTAACTGGTTTAACGAGGCATCCAAGTCTAAGTCCCAGCAGTTGGCGACGCAGTATCAGACGGAGCTTACGACTGGTTTAACGGCGCTTAAGCAGGAGTGGGGCCAGGCGTACGATGCAAAGCTCTCTAGGGCTAACCAGGTGGCTGAGGCTTCTGGAGGCAAGGAGCTTTTGACACTTTTGACGGAGACTGGGCTTAACAATCACCCGACCGTACTAAAGGCATTCGCAAAGCTTGGTGATATGGCTAAGGAGGATTCAATGCCTTCGGATGCCCCTGGAGGATCTGCGATAACTCCAGCGCAGGCGGACTCTCGAATTTCGGAAATTTACGGAAATAGTGATCACCCGTACCACAAGCAGGGCCACCCTGGACATAAGGCTGCAGTGGATGAGATGTCTCAGCTATTTTCGGCCAAGTTTGGCAATGAGCCAGCTGGAAAAGGCGGTAAATATCCTAGGACCTCGGCTTGACAAGCTGATCTTCTACGACGACGCTGGTATGTAGGGATAATCCCTCAAAGGACCCCTGCATGCTACGCTTACGGGCTATGCTGTGAGCACGAATCCTCTAAATCAGAGGGCAATTCAATCAAGGTAGATTGGTATAAATTGCTGACAAGGAGGGTTCATGTCACAGCAAATCACAGTTGCATTTGTACAGCAGTACAATGCAAACCTGATGCATCTTTCGCAACAAAAGGGTTCTAAACTTCGCAACGCTGTTCGCAGCGAAATGCAAAAAGGAAAATCACAGTTTTATGACCGTCTCGGTCAGGCGACTGCGGTTTTGCGTACTGGCCGTCACGCCGATACGCCTCAGATTGACTCTGAGCACTCAAGACGCCGGGTAACTCTGGCCGATTACGAGTGGGCAGACTTGATCGATGATCAAGACAAAATCCGCATGCTTATTAATCCACAGAGCGAGTACGTTATGTC